TGAAAAAGAGCGCCTTGCATTAGTAGCGGCGTATGACGCAGATATTAAAGACCTTGCCGCCATGAGAGATAGAATTCGTGGCGTGTATGGTGATATTGACCCTAATAACATCTGGGTTCGTGCTGGCCGCGTGTCAAGAAATCTTAATTATCTTAGATTTATGGGTGGCATTGTCGCCTCATCCGTTCCAGACGTTGCCAGAATCTTTATGGCAGAGGGTGTTGCTAGGACATTCTCAAAAGGCTTATTGCCATTAGCTAAAAATTTAAAAACATTTAAAGTTTCTGCCGCAGAAGCCAAAAGATACGGTGTTGGCATTGACGCTTTAATGGGTGGTCGATCTCAAATTATTGCTGATATTGTTGACTATACACAGCCAGGCACAGCATTTGAGCGTGGATTACAGTCTATGACTGATAACTTTGGTCGAATCAATTTAATGGATTATTGGACGGCTGGTGTTAAACAACTTCACGCAGTAACAATGCAGAACGGTGTTATCGACGATTTACTAAAAGGCAAAATTGACAAACGCCTTGCTCGGCTGGGTATTGATAACGCCAACGCTGAAAACATTGCTAGACAGCTAAAAAAGCACGCTGAAAAAGTAGATGGCGTGTGGATATCTAATGCTAAAAACTGGGACTCACCTGCTCTTTATGAGATGTGGGCGGCAGCAATTAGAAAAGAATCTGATCGAGTAATTGTTGTTCCAGGGCAAGAAAAACCATTGTTTATGTCTAGCGAGCTAGGCAAGACAATATTTCAATTCCGTTCGTTTATGTTTGCTTCCACACAAAGAATGTTGATTGGCGCACTTCAAGGGCAAGATCATAATGCGATGGCTGGCGTATTGATGTTAACTAGCATTGGAACAATGGCATACGCGTTTAAGCAATGGGACGCAAAGCGAGAAATATCTGATGACCCTGTAGAGTTAATTGTAGAGGGAATAGATAGGGCTGGTGTTCTTGGAAGCCTAATGGAAATCAACAATACGTTAGAAAAACTATCTAGCAATAACTTTGGACTAAGGCCTTTGCTTGGAATTGAAAGAGGCGCGGCACGATTTGTTTCAAGAAGTATGTCTGAAAATTTGCTTGGGCCTACTGTTGGTAGTTTATTGGATACTTCGTTGCGAGTAGCAAATGCTGGACTAGCAGAAGATGGTTGGGGTGAATCTGATACGAGAGCCCTTAGACGTTTAATACCGTACCAAAACTTGACGTTTATTAGACAAGGTTTTGATACAATAGAAGAAAAGGTGGGTGACTTATGACAGTAGCAAACAATCTAAGTAGAGACCAATATTCTGCAACCAGTGGGCAGACGGTATTTCCGTACACTTTTGAGATATTTCAAAAGGAAGATGTTGCGGTTCTGAAAAATTCTGTACTGCTAGCAGAGGGAACAAACTATACCGTTTCTGGTGTTGGTGCTGAAAATGGCGGGAATATAACCCTAACCATAGGCGCAACCGCTGGTGATTTAATTACTATTTATCGAAACATGGCGCTTGAACGAACAAGTGACTACCAAACGTCTGGCGACTTTTTAGCCCAAGAAGTTAACAATGACTTTGATCGTCTCTGGCTTGCATCACAGCAAATCAATGACAGCATTAGTAGGGTTATAACTATCCCAGAAGGAGATAGCCCTAGCGTAAATTTGGAATTGCCTGCTGCATTAGATAGGGCTGGAAAGGTTTTATCTTTTGATTCTGGCGGTAATGTCACAGTAACAACGGGCGGTGGTGGCGGTGGCGCTTCTGACGCATCGGCTGTTACTTATACTCCTGGCGGTGCTGGCGCAGTAGAAACAACGGTGCAGACAAAGTTGAGAGAGTTTGTATCTGTTAAAGACTTTGGCGCTACAGGTAATGGCACAACGGATGACACGGCATTTATATCTGCTGCATTAAACAGTGGGGCAACAACCGTATATTTTCCAACTGGTACTTATAAGATCACTTCAAGCATAGTTTGCACTGTAACTGATAATCTTTCAATTATTGGTGATGGGGCAAAAATAGACATGGACTCGGTTGAAATTGGGGATATGTTAAGTGTTACCATTGGCTCTGCTATTGATATATTTTCAGTAGAAGGACTGCATTTTGACGGCAACGGATATGCTAGAACTGGTATTCATGTTGATTGCGACGGAAGTGCAGTTCAGTTATTAACGGTTCAAAATAATTTTTGCGAGGCGTTTGATAATCTTTTTACGACTAGCAGCACTTACGGAATTAGGGTCGATGCACTTGGGGCTGAGTCTGTAAGAATTATAGGTAATAGAGTTTACAATGTAACCAGAACACAGGTAAACCCAGGCGTAATTGCCTCGGTTGGCATTGGTGTGTATGAAGTTGTTCATGGCGCTGTTATTAGCCAAAATCATATTGAAAACGTTGGAAGCCCTGTGGGTGACGCGGATGCCGATGGGGTTCATGTATTCTCATATAATAGACTTTTAACGGAACATCAAACTGCTTCACCAAAAATAGTAGAGAACTATTTTTATAACTGCAAAGGTAGGTTTGTTAAACTTCAAAGCGCCAACGCCATAGTTTCAAACAACCATTTTGAAATTAACAACATGGAAACTGTTGATGGTTTTAGATATGTTGATTTTCAATCTGGCGGCGGTATTTGCGCAAACAACATTGCTTTTCATAATCCTGCTATTGGTTATGGGCAGGAAGCAATATTTGTTGGTTGCTCATTAAGAAGTTATGCCATACATGAAAATGTTTATATTGTTTCAAACAACTCCGTAATTCTTGAAGGCGATATGTATTGCTTTGGATTTGTGTTCCAAGATGGGCTTGGGGTTAGCAATGGCACTGTTAAGTTTTCGGACAATATTGTTACTGATAGATTTGATACTTATGACGTAGAGTTTTTTACTGTTCTTGGAATTGACAACAATATTGAGTTTTTAGATTTAACAATCAGCAATAACCAGCTTGGATACCTTGGAAGCTCTGGAGCTTTATTTTCGTTTTATGGCGGGTCTCTTGCTGATCTTGCCGATGCCGTTACAGGGCCATCTATTGCCGATAAACTTAAGTTAAGTTTAATTAACAATTCTGTTAGAACAGAAGGCGCTGGAATTGATTTAATTGATACCCAGACAAGTGGTGGCAATGCGCTTTATATGAAGCATTTAATGATTCGTGGAAACTCTAATTTTACAGATTCTCAGGTTCTTGCAAAAGGAATTGATGTAAATACGCTGCCGCAAGGCACTTCATTTTATTTCAGTACTGATAATACTGCGTCTGGTGGTCTTGTTAATGCGCCTATTGGCTTTAATAGATATCAGTTAGTTGAAAAAATAAGCCATAACTTTTGTAGGCTTACCGATTTTGTTGGTAATGAAGTAGCCTTATTTAGAACAGACACTTCGTCTGGTTACAAGTACACCAGCACAACAGCGTTGACATTCTAATGTCTAAGTCATTACTTAAAAGAATAGGTGTATCTGGGTACAACAAGCCCAAGCGTACACCTAGTCACCCCACTAAGTCGCACGTTGTTGTGGCTAAAGAGGGCGATAAGGTAAAGACAATACGCTTTGGACAGCAGGGCGTATCTGGTTCACCTAAGAGAGAGGGCGAGTCAGATGCAGCTAGAAAGAGGCGAGAGTCATTCAAGGCTCGGCATAGACGAAACATAGCCAAGGGTAGAATGTCTGCGGCTTTTTGGGCCTCAAAAGTTAAGTGGATAATAGTTCTAACTGGTAGTATAATCCTCTCAGGAGGTAACAACCATGCCGAACTACAATTTGAAAGTGTTAACAGTATGCCCTCGATGCAAGCAGGAAAGATTAGCTAGGGGCGATGTTGTAAGGAAAGCTGAGCGTGAAGGCAGAGAATTGTTTTGCAAGCCATGTCGGAATCAAACAAGGTTTGAAGATAAGCCTCACCCAACAAAAGGAACTGGCATTAAAAATGATCCAGAACTTAAAAGAACGCGCGACAGCTATTACAAAGCTAAAAGAAGATGCAAACTTGGATCGAGGCATCATCGCTGTTATAGAGATGTTGAGTTTAGATTTAATAGCTTTGAGGAATTTCTTGCAGAAGTTGGATTAAGACCTGAAGGGAAAACGATTGATCGTATTGACCCTCTAGGACATTATGAGAAAGGTAATGTTAGATGGGCGACAATTGCAGAGCAAGCACAAAACAGATTGCCAAAAGGCTATTGGACTAATTTATGAGAAAACCGAAGAAGGGTTTATACTACAACATAATGAAGAAGCGGGAGCGTATTGCTTCTGGTTCTGGTGAGCGCATGAGAAAGCCTGGCACTAAAGGTGCGCCAACGGCTAAAGATTTTAAAGACGCTGCTAAAACAGCAAGGAGTTAAATTATGGCTATGAAAGACGCAAGCGGATATGACGCACCAGCAAGTAACGCATTTGCTGTAACCCCTAACGATTCAGCTAACCTAACACACGCGGCTCGCGCTTTGTTTGTTGGTGGTGCAGGAGCAGTTAAAGTGGATACATTGGGCGGTGACACAGTGACATTCACTGGTGTATTGGCTGGCTCTATCCTACCTGTTCGAATATTGAAAGTGTATGCAACTGGAACTGACGCAACCAACATTGTAGCGGTGTACTAATATGATTGACCTCGGCATTAACCTATTTCAAGAAATTGCGGCTCTTGGTGGTGGTGGCGGGGGCTATTCAATCTCGAACTCCCTACGCTTCAACAATGATGACTCAGCCTATCTAACGCGTACTCCAGCAAGTGCGGGTAACCGTAAGACGTGGACATGGAGTGGGTGGGTTAAATTTGGGGGTTTATCAGAAACCTTTCCAAGATTGTTTAGCACAGGAACAGATGCCAACAACAGGACGGAAATTTTATTTATAACTAGCACAAACCAGATTAGATTTTTATCTACTGTTGGCTGGGTGAGTAGGGGTGTAATTGATACCAATGCAAGTTTGCGTGACGCAAGTGGCTGGTATCATTTAGTCATTTCGCTAAACGCCTCAGCAACAACTTTGTCTGTATATATAAATGGGGTGCAACAAACTCTCGCAGTGACAACTGCGATTGCTAATGTTGACCACATGATAAATGCTACAAATGCTCATAACATTGGAAGGTACTTTGGTAGTGGTAATCATTTTGACGGCTATCTCTCAGAAGTCAACTTCATTGACGGCCAAGCCCTAACCGCTGACGACTTCGGTGAGATTAACGCAACCACAGGCGAGTGGGTTCCAAAAGCATACGAAGGCACATACGGCACTAACGGATTCTATTTAGAATTCAAAGACGGTGCTGCACTAGGCGATGATACTAGCGGTAACACTAACGATTGGACACCTACCAACTTAGCAAGCACAGATCAAATGCTTGATACGCCTACGAATAATTTTTCTACGCTGAACCCACTAAGAAAACCGACTTACGCAACACTTTCAGATGGTAATCTAGTAGCAACCACAACAGGTTCACAAAATGTTTGGAACTTTGCGTCAACTATAGGTCTTCCTGTAAATCAAGGCGGCAAATTTATTTTTGAAGCAACTCTTGGCACATTGGAAGGCGCAACCACACTTACAGGAATGGGGTTTATCACACAAGATCAATCTCCAAACTCAGCAACGCATAGCTCATCTGATTGTGTCGTTGCATATTTTTGTGGTGGATCAAAAACTGTTGCGGGAGTTAATTCAGCATACGGGGCAACTTACACAACCAATGACGTTATTACCTGTGCAATCGACATAACGAATGACAGTGCAGAGTTTTTTAAGAATGGTGTTTCTCAAGGAACAATAACATCACTTGGATTAAATTCATCAGATACACTTTTTGCGTTTGTTGGTAATAATCAATCATCGGTAGACGGTTCTTGGTCATTAGTAAACTTTGGCCAATTAGATTTCACCTACACGCCACCTGCTGGCTTCTTAGCACTATGCGCTGACAACCTACCAGAGCCTACTATTGTAGACAGCGAGACGCAGTTTAATGTTGTGACTTACACTGGCACAGGTTCGCCTCGATCAATAACAGGGGTTGGATTTGAGCCTGACTTTGTTTGGATTAAAGGAAGATCAGATCCCGCCGATTATCACTTTTTATTTGATGTTGTTCGTGGCCCTGATAAAGTTTTGAAAAGCAATGCAACTGATGCTGAGTATTTTGGCGGCGGTACTGGGTATTTCCCATCGTTTGATTCAGATGGGTTTAGTTTAACTGGGAATGGGTTGGTGAATGGAAATACAAACACCTATGTAGCGTGGTGTTGGAAAGCTGGCGGCACAGCAGTAACAAACACAGACGGATCAATCACTTCACAGGTCAGTGCTAACGTAGACGCTGGATTTAGTATTGTAGGCTATACAGGTACTGGGGCAGCGGCTACTATTGGCCATGGGTTAAGTTCTGCACCTGATATGATAATTGTTAAAAATAGAGACTATGCTGTTTTGTGGGTTGTATATCACTCATCAAACACTTCTGCACCTGAGACAGAAGCTCTTATATTAAACTCAACCGATGCTACCGTAGACAACAATACAGTTTGGAATGATACAGCCCCAACTTCATCTGTTTTTAGTGTCGAAACCAGTTTGGCTACCAACCAACTAAATGATAAACACATAGCCTACTGCTTCCACAGCGTAGAGGGCTTCAGCAAGTTCGGCTCGTATGTCGGAAATGGATCAGCGGATGGACCATTTGTTTACACGGGTTTCAGACCTGCTTTTGTTATGATTAAGAGAACTGATTCTTCTGATGAGTGGGCAATGCACGACAGCGCAAGACCATCATATAACCCAGCTAATCTTCGTTTGTTAGCAAACGGTAGTGGTGCGGAACTTTCAACACAGCCTATTGATCTGACAGCAAATGGGTTTAAAGTTAGAAGCACCGCACCATCACACAACGCATCTGGCGGTACATACATATACATGGCATTTGCCGAAGCACCATTTAAGAATGCGGTGGCGCGATGATAGCCTTTTTACTATTTATACTCTTACAAGTCGCTGACTCATGGACTACCCTTACGGCTTTGAAGATGAACGGGCGCGAGTTAAATCCATTATTGAACTACGTCTTTAGAATGATTGGGCCTGTTCAGGGTTTAATCCTAATGAAGTCGCTATCAATAATCATCATTGGTCTGCTGGTCTTTGACCACTGGATTGTATGGGTATTGAATGGTGTTTATACTATTGTTGTCTTACACAATATCAAGCAGATTAAGGGGTAATTTATGTCTGTTGAATCGGCAGTAGCCAAGCTACAAGTGCAGCAAGAGGCTATGGCCGATGATCTAAGAGACATGAAGTCTGCGCTAAACTCGATAGCATCATCACTAGAAAAACTTAGTGTCTTAGAACAGCGTCAAGCTAACTCTCACACCAGTATTGATAGGGCGCATAAGCGATTGGATAACGTCGAGTCACTTCTTAAAGAAGAAGTTAAAGGGCATGAGAAAAGACTGCAAGCAATCGAGATATCAATAGCCAAGAACCAGTGGATCGAAAGGCTTATTATGGCTGGTGTCATGGGCGTGATTGGGTTGTGGATTAAAGGTGGAATCTAGTGGGCTTCATCGACCTAATAGCGGGGATATTCAAACCCGCTGCTGAGTTAATCGACGAGCTACACACCTCTGAAGAAGAACGCATTAAACAACACAGGCGCTTGTTAGAGATACAAGCCCTAGTCCTAGACTCCTCTCTAAAATACGAACGTGAAATAATGACAGCCAAAGCTGAGATCGTATCAGCCGAGGCTAAGTCAGAGCATTGGATAACCGCCACATGGCGACCAATAACCATGCTTACCTTTCTAGCCCTAGCCGTTGGCGATGCCTTGGGCTGGCTACCAAATCCATTACGTGATGAAGCCTGGACTCTGTTACAGTTAGGTCTGGGTGGCTACGTTGTTGGGCGTTCAGCCGAGAAAGTAATTCAGACAGTGAGAAACTAATGCCATTATTAAAAGGTTATTCCAAGAAAACGGTTAAGAAGAACATTAAGACTTTGTTATCTGAGGGCTACCCACAGAAGCAAGCGGTGGCTATTGCTCTGCCTAAGAAGAAGAAGTAATGCGCAACCTGGTCGAGATGTTAAAGAGACACGAAGGGCTAAGGCTAAAGCCGTATCTCTGTACTACAGATCAGTTAACTATCGGCTATGGTAGAAACCTAGAAAGCATGGGTATCAGTCGGTATGAGGCAGAGATTATGCTCGTCTCAGATATCGAGCGATGCTACAACGAGCTAGAAGTCTTTGAGTGGTTTGTTAACTTAGATATAGTAAGGCAGGAGGCAATGGTTGACCTGCTGTTTAACTTGGGGTTGCCCAGGTTCTTAGGCTTTAAGAAGATGATTAAACACCTATCTAATAGGGACTACTCACAAGCTGCCGCTGAATTATTAAACTCACGTTACGCAATTCAAGTAGGGGATAGGGCTAACGAACTGGCTTATATGCTGGAGCGTGGCGAGTATCTGATATAAAAAAGCCCACCGAAGCGGGCAAGTTGCAATTAACACCATCCAAGTAGACCACAAAAAAACTTTAAAATAAATCATTGCATCTGTTGACACCTGTAAACAGATCGGTTAACCTGTGTTTGTGGAATGACGGAGGGAAACCACATGGATGAATTAAATCAAGTCGAATATGCGGAGTGGCTACGGTGGTGTGGCTACTGTGATGCGGAGATGTACTCATGGCCTTTAGACAGCGATCCAGATTACATGGCTGGGTTTGCCGAAGGCTACGCAGAAATTCAAATGGAGGGAAGTCATGAAAATTTTGTTAGCTGAAAGTCACGTTAGTCCCGAGGATTGGAGAGAGGTGGAACACGAGTGCGATGTTTGCCTTGAACCTTTAACCAGAGAGGAGCATACCAAGTGCGCTGAGTGTGCCGAGACTTATGTCATGGATATGGCGCAAGAAGACCTAGCTTTTGCGAGTGAGATTATTACTGGTCAGTACGCGGTTGACTTTGACGAGTATCAGAAAACAATGATTCAAGCATACGAGATCAACGATCCACAATTAATGTTCGATACGTTTGCCGACTCGATGGTCGGTGCAATTAGATTAGCTCAGGAGGGCAAGATATGAGATCAAGTGAGAGTATAGAGAAACTAGCTGAGGCGCTCTGTGCGGCTCAAGGTGAGATGGGAGGCGCTGTGAAAGGCAGTGCCAACCCCTTCTTTAAATCAAGCTACGCTGACCTTCCAAGCGTTATCAAAGTTATCAAGGAGCCATGCTCTAAACACGGTCTTAGTTATGTGCAGCTACCACACAGGTCAGACAGTTCAATCGGGGTGGTTACGCGGTTGATGCACGTTTCTGGTCAATGGTTAGAGAACGACTTTACCTTGCCAATGGTTAAGTCTGATCCGCAGGCGGCAGGGTCGGCTATAACCTACGCAAGACGGTACGCTTTACAGGCGCTGTTCGGTATACCTGCGGTCGATGACGATGCTGAGTCTGCAATGATTCGCGGTGACAAGCCAAGCCTGATTGACGAGTCGCAGTTATCGGTTATCTACGACCTGTTAGATAAGACCGATTCGGACATTGAGAAGTTTTGCAAAGCCTTTAATATCAAGGGAGTTGAGGCGATGCTGTCTAGTCAATTCGATAAGGCAATGAGCCAGCTTAACAGGAAGTTAAAAGATGTTAGTCAGTAACTTCGAGCAAGGCTCTAGCGAGTGGTTGCAAAGCCGCTTAGGGAAACCTACGGCTAGCAACTTTGGCAAGCTAATTACACCCACAGGCAAGCCCAGTACGTCTGCTGAAGGTTATATTAACGAGTTAATTGCTCAAAGGATTACTGGAGAATTGCCAGAGTTTTACACAAATGCGGCAATGGAACGGGGTAATGAGTTAGAACCTGCTGCCAAAGCGCTGTATGAGTTTATCAATGGCGTTGAGGTGGTACAGGTTGGATTGTGCTTGCATGACACTTTGGATTGTGGCGCTAGCCCAGACGGGTTGATAGGCGTTGATGGCGGGATAGAGATTAAGTGTCCTTTACCCAATACGCACATTGCTTATCTGCGTGAAGGCGTAGTACCTAGCAAGTACATACCACAGATACAAGGTTGTCTTTGGATAACGGGTAGGGAGTGGTGGGACTTCATGTCTTACC